GCAGTTTGAGTAATATTGTACTGCATAAAAGAGTTTGAATCCGGATGATTTACCCAAGTTCCTCCAGTCAGTGTTGCATTTTGTAGAAGTTGCCAATAAACATTAGTATTATCATCAGTTGCTGCCTGTAATGATCTTAAAAGCATTACACCAGTTAGATTATTAGATTTCAAACGAATGCTTATAATTGGATAGTATGTGTTTGCAGATGCCATCGCTGTCCCTGTGATGGGATTTGATATGCTCAAAAGAGTTCCAAGTTTCTCTGGTTCTCCTTCCTGAATAAGAGAATTAGAACCCTGATAAAGATAATGAGTTCCTGCAACACCCGTTACATTTTCTATCTCAAGTCTAATTGGTAAGAATGGAGTAGAACACCATACTCCTGGATTGGTATTTGAGTTCTCAAAAGTATGACTTGGAATAGTTTCATTCCTCATCAACCAAGCAAATTGCACAATGCCAGCACCATACCATTCATAATTAATGGAAATCATTTGTTGTTTTGTTGTATCTGCAGTTACTCCAGAGTATCCATTACCATCAAACTTGTCACCATTCCAATCATCTCTGTATACTCTTGTTTCTGTGGTAATTCCAGTTACACTACTGCGGATTACATAAGAATATGTTCCCCCATCATCCTCAAAATAAACACCGTTATTTTCATCAAACAATCCAAATCTTCTGCAAATACCTACTTTTGGTTGTTCTAGACGAATTGCAAATGCAAGAGTTGCACCTCTACCAGGAATGTATCTCATCACATTCTTGGTTTGACGGACGATTTTACTACCAGCAGTAGAACCAACTTGCATTACAATATTACTGGCATTTGCATTAAATGTTGCAGTTCCTACTCCAACTACTCTTTCGTCCCATACATCAGTCTCTTTACCATATTGGAAGGTGTTAAAGAATACTGTTTGATATGGAGAAACTTTAAGTCTACTATTGCCAGTATAAGTATCTTGTGATGGTTTATATAAGTGAGACATTAAACTACCCTCCAACCGTTTCTATAAACAAAAGTAAGTGAACCATAATCATAAGCCAAAATTGCGTAGTCCTCTTCGTCAATTAAATCAGAACCCGATGGATAAATGTAAATGTGTCTGTTTGCACCTTTAGATGCTTCTCCACGTTCGTCTTTTACTATGTAGGTCTTTCCATTCTTCCTTGGTGTGGGTAGAGTGATTGTAACTGCTCCAGCATAATTAATACCAATATAGTAGTCTTGTGGTTTAATTGTGTATGTTGATGTTGTCACATAAGTGAGAGGCATATCCATATATGCCAGATTGGTTTCACCACCCCCACCTAATGTGGAAAGTTGTTGTTGAATACGAGAAAGGAAAGTGCTGTAATGTTTTTGTAAATCATCAAGTGTTGCAAACTTTTGATCCAGTGGAGTAATTGGATCCTGTTGTTGCTTAATATCCGATGGTTCTGCAAGAAGTCCTAAAGATTTTTCAATCAGTTCTTCCTTATGATCTTCCAATACCTCAAGGACTTCATCCAAAGATTGCTCAATTACATCTTCAATAATTTGTTCCTGTTCTTTGGGTGCCTCTGAATACAACCACTTCTCAAATGCCTTAACTGTCTTTTCTTCTTTTACCTTTTTCTTTTTTGTTTCTTTCTTTAAATTGGCAAATTCTCCAAAAAGAGAATCTAATCCCAAGTCTCCGACTACGGAATCAAATTCTTCTTTTTTCTTTTTCTTATCTTCTGCCAATAATTTAAAGAAATCATTCAAGTCTTGAGACATACTAACAATTCCACTTTCTCAGAGATAATGCTTTTCTTGTTGGACTACCTTTTTCGTCTTTCATAGGGCCAGGCATTCCACCCATACGGGCACAGAATGATTTTCTGCGATTTGCTGATTTTGATCCTGGTTTTAATTTTGATGGTGGGGTAGTAACTGCCATAGAAAGTTTGGAACCAGGATTCTCTTTGCGGTAAGAAGCAATTCCTTTTTTATTTAGACCACCCTCAGGATTCTTTCCCTCTTTTCTTTGCCAAGCAGCAGATGCTTCAGTCATAAAGTTATTAAATGACTTTGATTTGTAAGAATCTGCAAGTTTAACACCGGCAGTACTTGGAAGACTTACCGAAGCAGCTTTTTTCTTTTGTAAATCAACTGCCTTTGGTCCAAGTTGTGCCGCAGCAGATGGAGTTAATGCACCAGCACCTCTAGAAGGTTTTCCAACATCAAAACTAATTCCCTCTTTTACTGGAACACAATTTGGAACAATTTTTTTACCTTTTTTCTTCATACCCTCTTGCTTATAACCATCCCAGCAATCTTCTGATTTTGTTCCCCAATTATCAGCGCCAACTTTGCGACATTTAACTAATGCTCCAGAAGCATATGCAGACGGCCAAACATCATATCTTGATTTTACTTTATTATAGCAAGCATCTTTTTTACCACTACTTTTTCCTTGTTTATCTTTTACCTCTTGGAGATTTAATTCTTCTGTTCTAACATTCGTTGGTTTTGTTCCAGCAGTTTTTTCTGGTTGATTTGGGTCTAAACGATTTTTTCTCTTAAATGCCCTTTCTTCTTTTTCGGGTGAAAGATTTGCTGCCATTTTAGAACTACCACACTTTGGAGTAGAAGTTTGTCCTTCTTGACGAGCACAAGGTTTACCCGCAAACTTTCCACCCAATTGAACCCAACCTTTTTTTCCATCTGATGATTTTGACTTACCAAACCAGTCGTGAAGACCCTGATCTCCAGATTTAGATCCTTCTTTTACAAGACGGTCTGCTCTGATGATATCAATAATTTGAAGAAAGGTATTACCGTTTGCATCCTCAATCGTTACATCCTCATTAACCTTACTTTCACCACTGTCAATATAATCTGCCGCAGTATCAATATAGTCTGCTGCCTTTGTAATCTTTGACTGAACCCAGGCTTCAATATTACCTTCACCCTTCATTTTTTTCTTCAGTCTTCTAGCAGCATTCATAATAGTGCTGAGTTCTGAACGAGCCATTGAATACTCGTAGTCTTTCTCCTCATTTGCTGGATGTGGCATTATTGTATTATACTCTTTTTTTGAAGTAATTAACTCTGCTGGTAAAGAAAACATATCCCAATATCTTGGACCATATTTACATTCACTTCTTATCTCAAGTTTTTCACATTTTGGACAATATCTATCTGGTCTTTCACGAACTGGAGTATTCCAATCATAATTGAGTGAATCGGTACTTTCAGATTTTGTTCCCCAATTTAACATTTCCTTTACATCTTTGAACTTTTTATGTTCTTTCTTTGCAGATGCTTCCATTTTCTTTAAACGAGTATAATAGTCTGGAATTTCATCCAAATGCTGCAATGCAATCTCAACGGCAAGTTTTTGATTTTTTGTGTGTTCGTGTTCAATAGGAGCACCCATATCAAGTTGCTTCTGAATATCAGAGACATTCATACGATGTTTTTTCGCAATCTGCTCTACAGTTTTATATGGTTTCAGTTGCTCGTTCATTACTTGTAAAGACTAATCTTTACTATTTAGAAAACCTTGTTTAAGTATTTTTGAAAGTTCTGATGTTGAACCAACAAACAGGGCATTATTAGTTATACTACTTGGGGATTTTACAGTATCTTCTTCAACATCTTTTAGTTTTTTCTGCAAATCAATTAACTTATCAGTTGTATCAGCAACACTCTTAATTAATTGTCCGGCAACCTCATATGCTCTTGGGGAACCACCTTCACCAGCAAGTTCCATAATCCCATTAATTGCCTCTTGCCCCTTCTCAATCAATGAATATAGATTTGCTCTTGTATATTCGTAGTCCTTTCTAATATCATCAGGTTTTGATGGTACAATATCAATCTTTTCTATAGATTTATCTACCTCAACTATGCTACTCTCGATATTGAGTGCCTTATCAATATCTTCATAATTATTGTTCATAAGTTATCAAATATCAGTCTGTTGTGTTGGACTATAAATTTTAGAGTCATTGAAAAACTCCCAGTTCTCATTGAATCCAAAGTCATCATCTGGTCCAGCATCGATGGGATCTGGAGTTACTGTGTATCTCATTTCACGTTTAGCAGTTGTTGTATCTGTATCAGCATACAGATCAACCTGAACCTTACGAATAAGACCATCTGTGCTATCGGCAATAGGACCAAACAGATATGTCTTTGCCGTAAATTGTAAAGTATATATTAGGGATCTTCTTGTGGAAAAATCTCCTTCATAATCATCTTGAAAAGATACTGAATCTAAAACAATTGGAATATCCTTCTTTTCCCCAATTGAATCAATCAAATCTACTGTTAAATTGAATGATGGTTGAAAGTATGGAAGAATTTGCTCAACAATCTGTAAAGCATCATCATTTAATTTTGTTAAGATATTAAGTTCAAATCCAATGTTATATGGAACAGGCATAAAGACCTTTTTTAAATTGGTCCCATCTGATGCCTTAAAGGTTTGAGTGACTCCTGCCTTTCTTGTTGAATCGTATTGAATAGAATTCATCTCAAATGACATTCTAGGTAATGTAATTTGAATTGGTTTGTTTAACTCCGGTTGCTGTTCAATTCTTGCCAAAAACTTTTGCATTGGACCATATGCCAATGGAACTCTCATATCACTGATTACACCATCATTAGAATTTTGATGCTGAATATGAATTTCATTAAAAACTGTTCCGAAAGCAATAATTGTTTTTCTTATAATTTGATGATAATAGTAAGTTCCTAACATTAATAATTACCAAACGGATTTGATTCTGAAAAATCTATGATAAGATCTGCTTCTGTTTCGATTTCATCATTTTCTTGGTATTTATCATGCAATGAAGTCATATTGTGTCGTTTAATTGAATAACTTGCGGAAGATGTAGATCCTACAACAAGTTCTCCAGGATAGAATTGACCATTATTGATCGATATTTCTAAAATATTAGTATCTTTATCCCAAGATTTAACTCTTGCAACAGTTCCCGATATAGATCCAATTACCTCTTCATTGAAAA